GCGCGGGGCGGTAGGGTCGGTGGGTGGCCATGGCGTCCATCACGTCGGCCACGGCGAGAATCCGCGATTCGAGCAGGATCTGGTCGCCCTTCAGCTGCTGCGGATAGCCGCTGCCGTCCAGCCGTTCGTGATGCTGCAGGACCATCTCCGCGATCGGCCAGGGGAAATGGATGTCTTTGAGAATGTCGTAACCGGCCTGGGCATGGGTCCGGACCAGCTCGATCTCGACCGAGGTGAGTTTCCCCGGCTTGTTCAAAATTTCCGCGGGGATGCGGATCTTGCCGACGTCGTGAACACGCGATGCGAGGTCCAGGCCGTGGATCCTTGCCGCAGGCAGGCCCATCTCGCGGGCGATGGCCACGGCGAGTTCGGCGACTTGCTGCTGATGGCCGGCGGTATAGGGATCGCGGGCTTCGACCGTGTTGACGATGGCGTGGATGATCTGCTCCAGGCTCCGCTGCAACTCGTCCGTCGCACTCTTGGTGGCTTGCACACCGATGGCCAGTCCGATCTTGTCGGCCAATCGGCAGGCGAATTCGATCTCGTCATGCTTCCAGCGGTGCTCCCGGTCGACATGCTCGAGGCAGAGAAGGCCGATGTGCCTGTCCGACAGCTCGATCAGGGCATCGAGCATGGAGGTGATGCCGAGCGGCTCCAGATAGGTGTGCAGGTAGCCGGCCGTGCGTGGATCGGTCTTGGCATCGTCGGCATCCACGTAACGCGCCGCCTTCAGCGCCCGGAACTCGTTGCGGTACTGTTCTTCCGTCAGCACCTGCCCCGAGGAATGCCGCTCCGGCGTCGCCTCGTAGAGGTCGATGCAGCGCAGTTCGCTTTCGGTCTCGTCGAACAGCCAGACATTGGCCCGCTCGACCCCCGTGGTTTTCGCGGCCAACTCGGTGACCTCGCGGGCGAGGCGCTCGACATTCCCGGCAGCCAGCGCCGCGGAACGGGAGATCGCATCGAGGGCCTCGCCCTGTTCCTGGAGCCGGCGCGTGCGCGCCTTCAGCGCCAGTTCCTCGAGCTTGCGGTCGTGGACGTCGTTGACGATGCCTTGCAGGAACAGCAGCCTGCCGTCGGCATCGCGTTGCACCGTCGTATGGTCTTCGATCCAGCGCGGTTCGCCGGCGGCTGTGACAATGCGATAGTGCTGCCAGTAGTCCTCCAAACCGGCGGCCAGGTTCTGCTCGACCTCCTCCGTTGTCCGTTGCAGGTCTTCGGGGTGGATCAGCGTCGAGAAGGCCCGCTGCCCGCTCATGAGTTCCTCGGGTGAGTAGCCCCACTGACGAACGTTCGCGGAAACATAGGCCACGGGCCAGCCGGCGCTCGCCTCCCAGCGGAACAGGACGACGGGGCTGCGTTCGATGATCAGGCTGGCGACGCGCAACTGCTCTTCGCTCTGCCTGCGTTCGCTTATGTCCTGTGTGGTACCGGCCGAATACAGCGGCCGGCCATCCTCGTCGTAGCGTGTCGCGACGCGTTCCTGCACCCACTTGATGCGCCCATCCGGCATGAGCAGTCGGTGATCGATCGAGTAGTCTTCCCGGCTCGTGAGGGAATGGCTGTATGCCCTGGCGACCCTGTCGCGGTCGTCGGGGTGAACCGCATCGAGGAAGCTCTCGTACGTGGCGCCAAAGGTCCTCGGCTCGATCTCGAACAGGCGATAGATCCCGTCCGACCAGTGCAGCACATTGTCGACGAGATCCAGTTTCCAGATGCCCAGCCGGCCTACGGCCTGCAGTTCGGTGAGGAGGGTTTCGTTCTCGCGCAGCCTCTCCTCGGCTTCGCTGCACCGGCGCCGGGCATCGTCATGGTCCAGCACTTGACGCACGGCCGGTCCCAGCCGGGCGAGGCGGTCCTTCAGCAGGCAGTCTCGCGCTCCGGAAGCGATGAGCTCGGCGGCCGCCTCGTCGCCGATGGCGTCGGTCACGAAGATCACGGGAAGGTCGGGATGAAGCTCCCGAACGACGCTGAGCACCTCGCAGCCCTCCAAGGAGGCCAGGCGGCAGTCGGACAGGACGATGTGCGGCTGGAAGCTCTCGAGCGCCTGCACGAGGTCCTCTCGCGTCCGCCCCCGTATGGCGACGCAGGTGATCTCCGCGCACTTCAGAGCGCGCTCGACCCTTTCAGCATCGCTCGGATCGTCGTCGAGAACCAGGATGCGAAGAGGCGACGGGACCCGGGTTGAATGCAACGGCACTGGGACTCTCCAGAATAACTCCATTGAATCTGGCGACAGAGCTCGGCCGAGGAAAGGGAATTCCGCCGGCGGCGGCCATGGGCCGGGGAGGGCGGTCGCCGGCGGCGCGACCGGGATGCAGAGTCGCGGTTTGCGGGACACGGCCGTCCTCTTCCATGCCTTTCCAACCGCAAGGCGGCGGAAGCGAGCCCGTGCCTCCGAAAGGTTGCGGCACGCTGACGCAGACGCCACTACTCGGGGCCAGCGTCGGCGGTGTCGGCGCCCCACCAACAGTAGGAGTCGCTCGTGCCACACAACAGGCCCGCGAGTGCACGCCGCGCCATCGGGCGCCGGCGCGTGCCCAGAGGCTAGCGCGGCCCCATGCCGCCGCATGTCCGCATCCTCGCCAGGCTGGGCAATCTCGCGGTCGGCCTTTTCGGCTTCCTCCTCCTCCTCGCGGGGTTCGATCGCGTGGGGACCCCGGCGCTCATCATCGGCCTGGCGATGATCGCCGCGGCTGGCTACAACCAGTATGCGATCGAGAAGGCCGCCAGGCTGCTGTCCGAGGAAGAGTGGCTGAAGGCACAGATCCGCAAGGAAGAGCTGCGACACCGCTTGGCCGAGATGCGGAGCCAAGCTCCCTCTGACGCAGCCGGCCCGCCTGCCGCAGAGCCACCGCCCATCGGCGAGAGCCGGCCCTGACGCCCTCTTCCCGACATGATATTATTTTCCATAATATATACCGTGCGCGAGTGGGCGCTAATTCGTTCACCGTTGGTTGCCGCGTCTGCTGTGCCAGGGTTGGCTAGGACGAAGAGAAGGGCGAGCGCGGCGGCCGTGCCGGAGACGCGGTGAATCAAGCGTTCGAGGCTCCGGGCCATCCAATCCGCGTCAGGGTCCCGCTCGGCTTGCCAGTGTACAAGGTCGAGGGCGGCTTGTTCCGGCGGAACATCGGCCAACTCAGCAAGGGTCTGCATCACTCGTGGGCTGGGAAGGTTTCGGCCGCGGCGCATCTGCGGGATGTTCGGCTGCGCGAGACCAAGAGCTTTCGCAAGGCGCGCATCCGAGGGGATGCCAGCCTTCGCTTTGGCTCTGTCGAAATACCAGTTCAGGTCATGCATCGCCGCCTCCGCAGCATTTGGCCCATAAGCATATTGTGATACACGAGGGATTGTCACGATATCAGCGCTGCGTTATAGGGGATTCGACTATCAGTGGTGACTGATAGAGCCCCTCCCGTGGGGGCTTCCTTCACGGATCGAAGGAGGCGCAGTGCCTCGGCCTCGGAAAGATGGGACGCTACAGCGCGAGCTGCCGCTTCTGACGTGGGCGGAGAAGGTCGAGCGCCGGGCGTACTATGAGCTGACCCGAGGCAAGCCGCTCGGCCGGCATCGTCGGCGGCGCCAGGAGAAGGGCGAGTTCGACAAGCCGCGCGGGCAGTACCTGGCGGCGATCGAATCGGCGGCAGAAGCCGCTCGAGAAGCAAGTGAAGATAGAGATTTATCCAGCCCCGTTCCCGCATAGGGAGCGGGGCTTCGTCGTTGTGGCTCCGATCGGAGCTGAGGCGACCCCCCACCTAATAGGGGGTCGGGCATCTACGGGGGAGGGCAGGATGGGCTCGAAGGTCCCTTTCGGTGTTTCGATCTACCGGGAGTTTCCGGCGGTTGCGAGGTCATTGTGGGAAGGCGACGGCGCGGGCGGAAGCCTCGACGGCTTCGGCAAGCTCTTGGCGACGGGATATGACACCATCGAGGAGTGCTTCAACGTCGGCCTGCCGGCGCGACTCCTCGATGCGCTGGAAGCGGCGAAGGCTGCCGCGCAGGCGGCGGAGTCGAAGGTGCTGCTTCGGCTGCACGGCGAGGAGCTGCAGGTGTCTCCGAACGGGGGCAGGGGAGGGGTTCGCTACTGGCTGGAATCGGATTGGTGCACGATCAAGGTTCGGGTCAACGCGGCCTGGGGTGTCAGCATTCGTTACAGCGCGGAAGCGCTGTGGAGCTATGGGGTTGAGGAGCTGCGGGCGCGGGCCTTGCTGTGGCTGCGGGATGCCACGGAGCTGCCGCGCCAGGGCGACGCGATAGCGCCGGCGGAGTTGTGGCAGCGGGTGACGGAAGCGCATTTCGCGGTGGACGTGCACGCGCCCTCTATGAGCGAGGCGATGGGTCCCGAGCTTTGGCGGGCCGTCGTCGCACCAGCCGGTGTCAAGACCTTCCCTATCGGCCGCGTCGACCAGCTGACCGACGCCGACTTGAAGGCGGCGATCGAGGAGGCGATGGCGACACGCCCGCGGCAGTTCTTCGATGCCGTGCGCGCCGGCATCCAGCCGGAGCAACTTTCGTGTTTCGCCAGCGGTGGCAAGGTTCAGACGCTCACCATCGGCTATCGCCGCGCGCTGGAGATTCAGATCTACGACAAGGGGCGCGAGATTCGCGAGGCGTCGGGTAAGGAGTGGATGCTCGACCTGTGGGAGGCCTCGGGCAACTGGCAGCGCCCGGCGGACGGTAGCCGACCGCTCGACGTATGGCGCACGGAAGTTCGGGTGCGCGGCGAATGGATGCGCGATCGGGGGGTCTTGACCTGGGCGGACTGGGAGGAGCATGCGCAGGCGCTCTTGATCGAAGCTCTCGCGTCTCGCCGCTTGACGCTACCGACCTCGGACAGCAACCGCAGTCGCTGGCCGGCGCATCCTCTCTGGAAGCTGGTCGCGCATGGCGTGGGTTTCTGTGATCGCTTGGTGCCGCTGGGCCGGCGGTTCCTGGATACGGCGGGGCAGCGGGCGGCGCAGATGGTGCAACAGACGGTCGGGTGCCTTCGAGCGGCCGTCGTGCTGCTGGACGGGGCATGGTCGGAGGAACGCTTCTTCGACCTGCTCTATCGACCGGCGGAAACTTTCGGCGTGGTCGGCGTAATGCGCGGGGATCGAAGCGCAAGACGAAAAATCGATGAGCTGATAGAACGCTATCGATTTGTGCCACGCGCTGCATAACAATACCAAAGTAACGTACGGTATAGTTCAGTCTATTCATTAGACTGGATGCATTCTCTTATTGTGCTTCTGTTGATGAAGCGCAATAGGGAGTGGCGCATATGTCGAAAGTCTACGTCGAAGTACTCGACCTCAAGGTCGAGAGCCGGAACGGCCAGAACGACCGGGGCTCCTGGTCGATCCATGAGCAGAAGGCCTTTCTTCACACTGGCGAGCAGTACCCGGCACCGATCACGCTCACGCTGCCGAAGGACCGTGCCGGCTCGCCCTGGCCGGAGGGCAAGTACGAGCTGGACCTCGCTGAGTCCCTCTACGTCGGCAAGTACGGGAAGCTGCAGCTCGGTCAGCTCTACCTCAAGCCGCTGCCGGCGGCCGGCGCTGCCAGCCGGGCCGCGTAGCGATGGAGAACGCCCGGGTCTGCCTCGAAACCGCGCCTCTCGTCATCGACGGGCAAGCGACGGGTCATTCGATCTGCACGGCCTGGGCGTCGCTCTCCTCCGCGGCCTTCGCGTCGTTGGAGGAGCTGGGGATCACCAGCGCGTCGATGTTCCAGGTCTTCGGCTGGGGAATCGGCGTGGTGCTCCTCTTCTGGGGCCTGGGCTTCGGCATCGCTGCGGTCCGGGATGTCATCAACAGGGTCTGAAAGGGGGTCTCTAATGACCAAGCTTTTCTCCAATCTGCGGGCCGGTGCCCTCGGCCTGGCGCTCGGCCTCTCCGGCCTGGTCGCCATGGTGGGCGGCGCCTACGCGCAGGAAGCGACCGTCTTCGAGCAGACGGTCGAAGGTCTCGACCTCGGCGAGGTGGTCGACTGGGTCATTGCGGTCGGCGCCTCGGCCGTGATCGGCGTGGCCGTCGCCATGCTGGGCTTCCGGCTCATCAAGCGTGTGACGGGGCGCATCTGATGCTCGCGGGCTCCGTCCTGGCGCTGTTCTGGGGCCTCGTGGCGGCGATCGGCGCCGCTGCGGGCCTCGCCTTCGTCGCGGGGCTCCGGGGCACTCGGGGCTGAGCTGGCGGGGCAGGGAAGGGGCGGCTGTCTCGACGGACGGCCGCCCCTTTGCTGTTGGAGGGGATGAGATGCGGTCTCTGGCTCTCTCGATTGGCGTCCTGGTCGCGCTTGGCGCGCCGGCTGCCGCGCAGGAGTTCAGCTACAACGGCCAGTCCTACGCGGACGTTTCAGCGTTCTGCAACGCGGTGTGGCCGAGCTGGAACGGCACGGCGATCGGCGTGAGCGGAAGTGGTGGTGTGCGCTGTGGTGTCGCCAGCATGACGACCGTTGGTGCTCTCGGAATCACGCGTGCGCAGTACATTACGAACTATGAGGCAAACTGCGGTTCTGGCCCTTCGTACTCATGGTTCCACTTCACGACCGCGAGCCAGCACTATCCGGTGCACTACTGCGAGGGCACCAGCTCGGCCGGCACGTCAGGGACAGAGTTCACGGCGACGTTCTACGTCCCGCCGCCATACTCCACCAACTGCGCCGGGCTCTACGAGTGGTGGGTGGATCAAGGGTCAGTGCCGACGAACATGGACTGGCTGCGGTTGGCGTCGTCGAGCCATGAGCCGCAGTTCATGCCGTTGGAGTTCACGTTTCAGGGCGCTGATCTGACCTGCCAGATGAACGTCGGGCAAGCGACCTGTGCCGCTTCTCAGGAGTACGGTGACCCGCCGGTGTGGCCCTGTGGGACGACGCAGGCGACGCCTACGGGTGCCGCTTGGTCGGGCTTCGATAGCGAGCACGGCACGGAGTGGTTCCAGGACGAAGCGGCCTACATCGCTGCCGGTGGCAACCCGAGCGCCGATCCCGGCGGCGGCGGGTGCCAGATCCCCGGCGGGCCTGGCTGTCAGAGCGGAAGTTTCGGCAATCCAAGTGGCTTCGCGAGCTTCGGCCCGGAGCATACGTTCGGCTCGCTAAAGGCATTGGCTGACGCTGGGCAGTTGATCTCGGCGCCGGCCGGCGCGTGGGAGTACGCCCACGGGTGGGTTGGTGCAGGTGCCGGTTCATTCCTGGAAGAGGCAAATAAGCCGATAGCATTCCTGCGAGATAATGGTGGGTTAGACGGAGTGGTCTGCATCGCCGGAACGCGCTATGTAGCGGATTATATTCACACGAGCGGCAGCGACCCGGCATTCAACAATTCTGTATCTCCAAATATCAACGCGTCGTGGTCGGATTGTACCGGCGGAAAAGCTTGCTATCAGCCGGGGCGGCCGCAGTTTGTCGATGGTGTGGGGCAGGCTGATATATGGCGGTTCAATTCAGTGGGCGTCGCGTGCTTGGCGGATGACACGCAGGTATTGCAAGAAGAAGGCATTGTTCTGTGCAGCGGTGTTCAGCATGCAACGATTGAGTATTGGCAATACACCTCGATAGACGGCGCTGCGGCCCCTAAGGACTGGCATTCGTTCCAAAGGCAGCAGGGGTACTATTCCGGCTGTACCGCGCATCGAGGCCATGCCGAGGGGAGTAATGGCGGCCCTGGGAATGGCGGCGGGCCCGGCGATGGCGGCGACCTCTCCGAGCTGCTGGAAGTGCTGGAAGAGATTCGCGACGAGCTGGGCGAGTCCGGTTCGGACTACTGGGCCAACTTCGCGGCGGCCATGCAGGAGTTCGGCGAGAACTGGGGCTCGGGTCCAGGTGGCGGCGGCGGTGACCTGGAGCTGCCCGACTGGCTGGAGGACGGGCCACCGTCTGAAGGCGTTCCGGGCTTCGAGCTGGGCGAGCATCAGCTAGAGCAGTCGCGGTCGTTCCAAGCGATCTTTGAAGAAGAATTGACGCAAAGCGGCGCCGGCTCCGAAATATCGGCGTGGCTAAGCATCTTCGATCTTGGCATTGATGAGCAGGCGGTCGGCCATTATCCGGTCTGGACGATAGATTTCAACCTCGGCGCCGGCATGGACTTCGGGGAACGGGACTTCTCGTTGCCGGAGTGGCTGTGGGATTTGCTCTATTGGGTGACGATCTTTAGCGCGCTCGTCTATGCGCGCCGTCTGGTCTTCGGAGGGTGATATGTGGGATTGGTTCTATGATCTGTTCGAAGCGGCGGGGGTCTTCGTTCGGGATCTGATCTTCGACCTGGTGTTCCGGCTCTTCCGGCTGGCCACGCAAACGGCCTTCGGCCTGGTCTCGGCCATGGGACTGCCGGAGCCGCCCGAGCGATTCCTGAACGCGGTGGGCTCGTTGCCGGCCGACATGGTGAACATCTTCATCATCCTGGGCGGGCCCGAGGCGGTCGGGATCATCATCACGGCGCTGACGACGCGCTTCTTCCTCGGCCTGATCCCCTTCATCCGAGCTGGGCGGTGATGCCATGTCGATCGTCGGGATCGTAGGCACGCCGGGTTCGGGCAAGAGCTACGAGGCGGTGAAGGAGCACATCTTGCCGGCGTTGCAGCAGGGCCGGCCGGTGGTGACCAACATCCCGCTCAACGTGGATCTGATCGCCGACAAGCTCGGCGTCTCACGCGAGCTGATGCAGGTTGAGGAGTCGAGGGAAGGGCGCACGAAGCCCTTCGAGGCTGTCGAGGAGCTGGAGAGCTGGCACCGCCAGGACCCGGAGACGAAGCGCGGCGCTCTCTACGTGATCGACGAGGCGCAGCTCGTCTATCCCTCGGGCGGCACCAAGCGGGAGATCATCGACTTCTTCAGCCTGCATCGGCACTACGGCGTGGACGTGGTGATGCTGACCCAGGATCACGCGCTCATAGACCGCAAGATCGTGCACCTCTGGGAGATCTGCTACCGGGTGAAGAAGGCGGTCGAGCTGGGGAGCACGACGAAGTACAAGCGCGGCCTCAGCTACTCGGCCCGGAAGCTCCCGGACACGATGGACTGGCGGCGGTATGACCGCCGAATCTTCCCCCTCTATCAGAGCTACACCAAGGGCGGCTCCGAGGAGGGCGCGAAGTCGGTCGCGCCCTCGATCTTCCGGCACTGGTCGTTCCCGGTGGCGGCGGTGTTGTTGCTCGGCCTGGCTGTGGCACTGTTCAGCATGGATGCGCCTTGGAAGGTGGGACAGTCGAATGCGAGTGAACAATCTTCGCGCCAGGCGCGGCCCATTGTCGAACAGGCGGAAACTCTCGATCGCGCTCCGGCTGCTGCGCCAGGTGCTTCGCGCGATCTCGAGGCGCTGAGAGTCGCGGCGATCGAGGCGCGCACGGCGGCCGAGCTGGAGCGGCGTGCGCGTGAGGAGGAGGCGAGGGAGCGTCGCGAGCTCGCGGAGCGCGAAGCGGAGTGGCAGCGCCAGCAGCTCCGGCAACTGCCTATGGCAATCTCGTCTTGGATCGAGATGGAGGGCAGGGCGCTCGTATCTGTCGTGATCGGCGGCCATCGATTCCAGGTTGAGGACCTTCAGGACGCCGGCTGGAGCGTCCAGGCGGTCGCCTACTGCCATCTTCGGATCGAGGTTCAGGGCATCTCGCGCGAGGTTCGCTGCCGCGTTGGGGGATAGCCGCAATGAAGGAGAGGGGCGTGGAAGAGAAAGTGCTTCGCAAGGTCTGCCGGGTGCTCGGCGTTCGCCTTTTTCGGGTGCGAGGTGGCTGGCGGCTTAGGTTCGGCCATTTGCCCTATCAGCTTCCTGAGAAAGACGATCATTCCTCGCGTTTTCGCTGTGAATGGCTGGGTGATGCCTATTGCGAGGCGAACAACTTGCCCGATCTCTTGTTGAGCGCCGCGGAAATGGCGCGCGGTCGGGAGTGGTATGCAGGCTATCAGGCAGGTTTGGCGGCGGCGCGTCGCGAGATTGCGGAGCGCGCAGCGAACCAGCTTCTTGCGCGTCCGCATGGTGTAGGACCTCAGCCGCACTGAAAGGGCAGGGCGCGGGGCGG